CAATCCCGAAAAACAGGGCGCGACCAGTTGGCCACAAACTCATCCTGCAGCACGGCGAAGCCTTCCCACCCCTCGACCAGCTCCTGGCGCTGGGCGGAATAGGTGCCGTCATAGTCGCGGGCCACGCTCGAATACTGGCTGCGAGTGCCAGCACAGGATGAGCGCAGCTGGCCCGCTCGCCAGACGTTTAGGGCTGTGTTTGGCCGGTTGGACTGGATAACCCCGACATCCTCGCCGGGGCGCAGGTCGTCAAAGGTCATGCCCGGCGTGATGTCGATACTTCGCTTCTCTTGCGGCGGCGAACCATCTGGCGGAGGCTGATACCCCTGCGGATCCTCCTTCTTGATGAAGAAGGCGAGCGAGGCACTGATCCGAGCTGCCACACGCTCGGCCTCCTCCACCGACTTGAGGTCAGCGAGGCGAGTGATGACACCGTGCAGCAGCGTAACGCCGCGCAGCTGATGGATCCGCTTGCGCAGGGCCAGGTGATACATCTCGCTGGCTTCAACCTCCTTGGTGCGGTAGCGATAGCCCTGCATCTCGCCGGGGTGATCGAACATCACAAAGTAGGATTTCGGCCGGCGCCAGGCATCGACCTTGATCCCCTGTCTGACGCCATCCGCCACGCTGTTCATCTCGAACGGCACAAAGTCAGGCTCCAGCACCTCCACCGAAAAGGGGGTGTCAGAATGATGCTGATAGCCCTTGATGGTGCCGAGCAGGCGGCGGCCAAACACCTCGCCATCGCGCAACCAGGTACGACAGACCAGGCGCTCCATGGCGGGACGGGTGTAGGTGCCGGTGGTTTCCGGTTTGAGCGACCAGGCAGCCCAGCGCCGGCGGATCTCCTTGGCGAGGTCAACCAGAAACTGCCCATCGACAGAGCGGGGCTGCGGCTCGATCTGGATGCCTTTGCCGCCGACAATCCGCTCCTCCATTTTGTCGAGGAGGCCGATCACGATGTCATGGTTTTCGTCCAGGGCTCTGGCCTGCTCGCGCAAGCTGATCGCCGATTGCTGGGTGGCCACGTTGGCGCCCCGCCGTTCCCGCTTGGCCTGATGGGTTCTAGACGGCATTGCCGCCTCGTAGGCCATCATTCGCAAGCGGTCGCGCATCCGGTTGGCCGCCCAGCCGGGCGAGATAAACCCGACCAACTTATCTATGGCTCTCATGTAAACCTCGCGGCGGCATAGGGCTGACGGGCAGGGTTGGCCACGCTGGCGCGGCGCTGCTCCCACTCCCGCCGACCAGAGCGGATCTCGTTGAGGTTTTCAGAGGTCACAGTGCGGCCCTGGAACGTTACCTGCTTGCCGGCCAGCACATCGCGCTCGGCCTGCAGGTACAGCTCGATCATGCTGTCGATATCGCTCAGCTTCACAGCCAGCCTCCTGAGTTTGTGCCGAGCCAGCTGTTGCCTGCTGCCGTGGGTCTTGGCTGCGGGCGGGATACCGGCTCGGCGTGGTTGATAGTGGTTGGCTGATGCCGGGCGACCAGGCGCCAGCCTTTGTGCTGGACGCCAAGGCGCACGGCGGCCAGTGAGTAACCCGCGCAGTCAGTGGGCTCGTTGCGGGCGCCGGATGGGTTAACCCAGCGATAGACGCGGCGGCCCTTGATAAACTCCAGCCGCTTTCGCTCACAGGTCAGACCCTTGAAATAGTGTTCATCTGCCCACTCGGCGACAGGGTGGTGCCGGTAACCAGGCAGCGGCCCGGATAGCGATGCAGGCACATCGGCCAGGCGGGCGTAGATCACGTCCTTGGCGGTGTCGGTGCCGACCTCCGACAGGTAAACACCCTGCCGGTTCTTCTTGCGCGGGAAGGTGATGATGGGTTTGCCCATCACCGAGGCCCCCTTGATAGGGATATATTTGCGCGGGTTGCGGCGACAGAACTGATAGACCTCATCGGTGTAGTGACCACCCGAGTCAATCAGCACCAGGCCGATATCCATCACCTCACCGTTGGCCTTGATAAACTGGCGCGAGAACTGCTCGTGCAGTCGATCCCAGATCTCGGTGTGCCCGAGGTTGCCGTACAGGCGCTGGTAGTCGATCACCCACTGCTCCTCCCCCACGCCCCAGCCGGTGATCTCGAACTCGATACGGTCATCCTGGGTATCAGCCCCGACAGTGATATAGAGCACCCCATCAGGGACGGGGTGCGGCCATACCTCGCGGCGGGCGGCAAGCGCCTCCCACTCCAGTTTCTCACCGGTCTCCTCTTCCCAGGTCTCGCCCAGCGTGGTGTTGACGAAGGTCTTTAGCTTGCCCTGGTCATCCTTCGCTTTAAGGAAGTCAGAGACAATCCGCACCCATGTCGTCAGCGGGCTGTAGGCCGTCCAGATATGGAAGGTCACCGACTCGGGAGGCGGGATCGGTTGGTCATCACTGTCGAACCAGTCGATGGAGTCCCGCGTCCAGATGCCGGTGCGCTCGCAGATCCAGCGTTCCACCGTCTCGTAATCCATCTCATGCTGGCGAATGGCGCAGCCATTTGCCTCGCACAGATAGAACGCCGAATGGTGGTTGTTGCCGTCCCACTTGATGCCGAACTCGGCATCGGGGCCGCCCCACTTGAGGTGCTGTTCTGCGTGGCAATGTGGGCACTTGACGTGATAACGCATCAGGTGCGGCGATTCGTTGGCCGCCCGCTCAATCTGGCACTGCCCCGCGATCTTGGGGGTAGAGCCACGAATTGATTTGGGATGGGTCGAGCCCTCCATCCGCTTATCGCCGAGGAAGGTGGGCGAACCCTCTTTCTCGATGTCGTCATCGAATGCGGCCAGCTCATCGTAGATCCCGAAGTCGGGAGAGGCTTCACGGTAGTTCTTGGCTGCCTTGCCGCCCCTCACCTCCAATCCGCGACCGTTGGCGAACCGCTTGAGCTCCAGGGTGTTATCCCGGTGCTTCTTGCCAAACCAGGGCGCGAGCGCCTTGATTTTCGGCACGTCACGGATCATGGGTTCAACGTGCTTTTTCACGAACAACTCGGCATCCCCATCGGTGGGTTGCCAAATCAGTCCGTTTCGCTTCTTGTGCTCCAGCAGGTAAGCGGCCACACCGAGCAACATCTTGGTGTAACCAACCCGCGCCGACTTGACGAAGTTGACCTCTCGGATGTCGTCATTGGCCATCGCGTTGATGATGGCCACCTGGAACGGGAGCGACTTCCAGCGCCCCTCCTGATAGGAGGACTCCACCGGCAGGTAGTAATGGTCATCCATCCACTCGGCGGCGGTCTGCACCGGCGGCCTGAGCAGGGCTGACAGCCCAAGGTTGACGGCAGCCGCCAGGCTACTTACTTGTGCTGTCGATATATTCATCCAGTAACTCCGGCAGCAGATCACCCATGGAGGCCGCCTCGTTGCTGGCTATGACCAGTTCGCGCTGGAGCCCCTCGATGTGCTTGGTCTGCAATTCGGGATAACGGCGGCGCATAGTGAGTGGAACGGTGTCGAGCAGACTGCTGACCTTTGCGGCGATGCGCGTCAGAGCGAACGTTGCAAACTCGGTCGGCACCTGATGGCGCTCAGCGATCCGGTTCTCGCGCTCGGCCTTGTCGGCCTGCTCCTTGGTGAGCCTCCACCGTTGGAAGTCCAGTTGATCCTCATCCATGTCTTGAGGATCCGTTGGTTGGTGTTTTTGGATCGCGTTCTCGATCCGGTTATCCACAACCGAGCGCACATCAAAGTAAACGTTGCGCCCGATCTTTTTTACTGGCTTAACTCCCCACTTATCAAAGGCTTGCACCGAGATCCCCAGGCTTGCAGCCATGTCGGATTTTTTCAGCCAGCCAGGCGCAGGGCGATCCTTGTCTGATGGCTCTGACATGAAAACAACAACCTCACTTCTTGGGGTTTCATATGTAGTGAAAAACCGCGCCTCGTCCAACCCGTCGAGTCGGGGGGTGGCTGGGAGTACCTTTACCCTGGGGGGGGATGGGTGGGGGTGCCGCCCGCTGCTGCTAATGGCATTGCTGCAGGGCGCTAGCATTGGGCGGCGAAACTCACAAAGACATGGACTCCACCAGGTTGGTTCCCCTCCCTCGCTGTCCTGTAGAGGTTAAGGAGCCCATGTCTTTGTGTAGGTGAGGCACCGGCAACAGGTCGAGCCCAACGGGTCAACGATGTCTGATGCTGATTGGTCGCCAGTGTCGGCGCCTCGGTACTCATTGCTTGATGCACTCACGCACATCGATGATCCAATTGGTCAGCTCGGCCTGCGAATCAGGTGGAAGATGCGCCCACCCATCAGGACTGACCATCCACACCAGCCTCGGGGGTGTGGTGTAGCAGCTGGCGTTCGGCGCTGGTGCCGGGGACGTACACCCCTGCAGCAGGGCCGAAGAGGCCAGCAAAGGCAGCAGCGGGAGCCGCTTTCGCCCGCTCCCGCCTATCGTCTTGCTCGGCATAGTACGCAGCCTCACGGGATGCGTTGAGCTGCTCGGCTACCAGCAGGGCGAGCCGGGTCAATCCGCTTATCAGTGCCGGTTCCATTCTTCGCGCTCCCCCAGTTAGCAGCCAGCACGTCCAGCACAACCAACACCGGACGGGGCAACTTCTCCCACCATGCTTGCGGGATAGCGGCTCGCAACTGCGACCACACCACCAGGCAAAGCCCCACCACCGCCACCCAGGCGGCGGCCTTGTCGCCGAACACCTGCAGCAGCAGGTCGGCCAGATTCAAATCCCCCATCAAGATTCCCCTTTCGTCATAGAGCCAACACCAACGGGCAGAGGGCCAGCCGGCACATCAACCCCAGCGGGCCAGCGGTACGCTGTCACCCTGGAGCGCGGGAAGGCACGGACGTTTACTGCATCAGACTGATTGCCGCCAAGGACGAGCAAATTGCCGGTCTTGTCCTGCCCCACCACAAACCCGACATGACCACCGCCATCTCGGGAAAACACCACCACGCACCCAAGAGACGGGGCGGACAACTTCTGACCCCACTCGGCATAAGACCGAGCCCCTTCGAAGCGCGTTGACTGGATGCCAGCCCGCTCAAGGCAGGCACCAACAAATGCAGCGCACCAAGGCACCTCATCAGACTTGATGCCGCCGCGCTTGATGTCGCGCCACATCTGCAGAATCTCGGGGTTGTGCTGCGGGCCGGGCACCTCTTTGATGCCGACTAGCGACTCAGCAATAACAATCCACGGCAGTTTCATTGCTCCCCCTGTTTGCGCTGCTTGCGCTTGTCGATGTAGACGAAGATGTCGAAGGCCAGGCGGCCAGCGATGACCAGCAGGCCGCCAATGCCGATCAGGTCGTTGATGGTGAGTTGCGGGATGGTCATTTCAGGCAGGCTCTCAGCGGCGGCCACAGCCTTGGACCAGAGGCTCACCAGCGTCCCGCCACCGTAGGCGATGCACTGGCCCTTGAAGCGGTGGATCAGGTCGAACATAGAGGGGACGCCATAAAAAAAGGCCCATCGGAGAGATGGGCCTTTGAAACAAATGACACGGGATATAAACGGAAAACGTCTGAACAATGGGGGCGAGCTGCAAAATCACCACCATGACGAGAAAGGTACAGCCGAGTGCCACTTAACGCAACACTATCTGTGACTTTTTTCTACTAACTGTAGATTTTGCGATATTGATCACCATTACATTGCGTGGAGAAAGCGGAAATGTAATGGCAAAACAGGGGCTTGCCTTCTCTTTTCTGGTGAAGGCGCGAAAATGGCTGTAACCTGCGCCGCGTCTCGCATGGCGCCGTGTGTCAACAAACTTTGGATCTAAGGCCTGTCTAAGGTTGCCGGCGCTCCATCCAACCTGCTGGAGCTTCATGGATGCCAACCCTATTTGAAAACCTGCTGACCCTGAAAGAGGCCCGCCATCCTGACGAGCTGGCGGCCCGCATCGAGTGCATCGTCACGGGGCTCGGATTCGACTACTACCGGATGGCCGTCATCATCCCACTGAGCCATCAGCGGCCCGTCATCCGCATCTTCAACTCCTGCCCGCCAGAATGGATCAAGCGGTATAACCGGCTTAACCTGATCGCCATAGACCCGGTGGTGGCCGCTGCCCAGCGGCAACTGCCCCCCATCCGCTGGGATGCGCTGCGGGCGGGCGATGAGGCCATGATGGTGATGAGTGATGCGGCGGCATTCGGACTGCGGGCGGGCGTGTCCTACCCGCTGCACGGGCCGGATGGGGAGGGCGGCGTGCTGAGCTTTATCACGGAGGCGCATCGGCCAGGGCTTTACATCGAGCGGGCGGCGGAGCTGGCCATGGTTGTGCCGTTCGTACTGGAGGCGGTGCTGCGGTTATGTCGCCCGACCAGCCAGCGAGCATTGAGCAGCGCAGAGGCTGAGTGCTTGCGGTGGGTCAGCGAGGGGAAATGCTCGGAGGCCATCGGGGTCATCATGGGGATGCCCGAGCGAACGGTGAACTACCACCTGCAGCGGGCCTGTCGGAAGTTGGGGGCGGCGACCCGCTCTCAGGCGGTAGCGCGGGCAATGCAGGCGGGGGATGTGCCCATCACCCTCGGCGAGTCCAGGGTCATCGACTACGGGCGGGGATAATGAAAGCCCGCTGATGCGGGCTATTCAATTCGGATGATTTCGACGGGCTTGCCACGCAACCGGCGGGCCTCCTGGGCGGCCTCTTCGGCGCTCAGCCCATCAACCAGGTAGTGGCCACCTCCCCGGCTCGGGGTTGTCTCGCCCAACTGCGCGACAGAATCAGCCAGCTCCAACTGCACGCGCTCGGACACCCAGCCATGTTGGCGCGGATAGACCGCTATCCGGCAAGCGGGGGCCTCGGTGAGCGCCTTCTCTACAGTGTCAGTGAATACCTTTCCCATACCCTTTTCCTCTATCAGTTGGCGAGGTGCTGCTCGCACTCGCGCACCAGGGCGGCCAGCTGGTCATCAGACCAATCCGGCTTGCTGCGGATCAACAGCAGTTGAAAAAACATTCCCTGCGCCTCTTCGTCCAGCTTCGTAGAGAAGGAAAACAGGCTAGGGGCTGGTGCTGCAGGCCGGTAGTAGGAGACAACAGCCTGAGCCAACCAGCGGGCAGATTCGCCCCCTTCTTCAAGGCGCTGGCGGATCTGCTCGGTGGTGAATAGCTGATGATTTTCGTTACTCATGAGTCCGTTTTTCCCTTAACTTTCGTTGTGCAGTGCAATGAGGGCAGGGTCTTCTTTCTGGCCAACCGAAACCCTCGTAATAAACCGATTTGCCTTGGCTGTATCGCAAGCCATGAAATGCACAGGGGTCGCACTAATCACCTTGTAGTTAGGGGAGTCGTATTCGCTGGGCCAATCTTGCAGCTCTGCCTCAATCCGAACTAACCCCGTGTTTGGCAACCCCTCTCCGAGCGCATCAATGAACTCCCGATCACCCTCGCCTCTGATGTCCTCGAGAACAGCCTGGCGGACAGTCTCATCAGCCGCAGTAACTTCGATAACTGCACCGTTGTACTGGTTCATCCCCATCGCAATCATGGCGGAAAACTTCATATCCATAGCCTGTTTTTCCTCTATCTCTTGCCGTCTGGTGTGAGTGGCATTATCTGCCCACACTCATAGCTCAGAGCCGGAACGATTGATGTTCTAAAACCACCCGGCTCCCGGGTCATCTCTATAGATGACTGACCGTTGAGCGTGATTGGATTGTTCTTATCTGTGAAAACAGGCAGAGGCATACCATTGAGCTTTGAGTCATCTTCAATCAGCTCGGCGCCATAGATGCGCTCAACAGTGTGTACCGAGCCATCAACAGGGTTAACGATCTCATCACCTTCCTTCAATGACGTTGCCGGGATATAGCCAATCCCAAGGCGACTTCCGTGTATGAATCGTATAAACGCCATGATTTTTCCTCTAACTCAGAAACCGGCTGACTCGGGCAGCCTGTCGAATTGGTCTTGCGTCAGATGAACCGTACTGACGCTGTACTCTTCATCACCCAGACCGGCGATCACGGCGGTGGCCTCTGACTCACGGACGAGGCACCCTGATCCATCAACCTCGATCCTGGTAAACGGCACCGGCTTGTAGTCCTCACACAAGGGGGCATGAAGGCTTGCCGGATACTTCCCGCCCATTGTCTCACTGAGATCTCGGGCCATTGCCTGACAGTTACACATGGTTGCTTTTCCTCTGACTTAGGCCGCGGCGGCCGGGGTGCCTTTGATGTACTCGCGCAGACCCTCACGAACGGCCTGAATGATGCGCACCAGGTAGTTGTAATCCGGGTTCTCCTTCTCGGGGAGACAGAGCCACCACTCATCGCCGAAAGCCGCCACCATCAGCTCTGGAGCGCTGCAATAGTCACTGGTGAGCGTGACACTATCAGCCTCATTCCAGAAACGGCGGGCCTCGTCCTTTTCAAGCTCACCAGACAAGCGTTGATTGATGATCGCCTCTCGTACAACCGCGCAGATCTCGTCCTGGTCAGTTACCGGGATATGCGAGCGGCAGGTGCTCAGGTTGCCCGCCAGGTACTCGTCATCACAGGAGACAAAGAACTCTTCCACTCGGCGGCCACCCATCGCGGGCCAGAAGGATGACCAGCTCTTGCCGAAGCACTCGATAGTGATCTTGCCGCGCCCCGGCGTGGGGTTGTCCAGGTAAATGGTCACCGGATCCAGCCGCTCCAGCTGAGTCAGCACGATCTTGGTGGTGTTGGTAACTGATAGTTGCATCGCTTCACTCTCTCGTTTTTGGTTTAATGTCGGCGCAGGCGGTTAACTCGTTCCGCCTGCTGGGGCTGGGTGTGTTCGTTGGTAGCGGCCACCCGGCCCCGTTCACTTCAAACTACTCGCCTTATCAGATCACCCAGGCGCACCGGGTCGGTGTCACACAGGGTCTTGATTGCCTTAATGCTTGTCATGCCCAGGATCTCCCCGATATGCCGCTCATCAATGCCTTGGCGCTTCAACTTCACCGCCAGGGTTCGGCGGCCAGATTGAGAGGTTGCCCCTTCAATCCCTGCCTGAGCAAACAGGCGACTTATCAGGGCCGTCAACTGGTCAGCCCGATAGCTCACCCGCCCGCCGCGCTCCACTCTCGTCAACTTCAATGGCTGGCCGGTACGGCCAGACACAAACAGAGCACTGCTTGGGTCAAGGCCGCGATAAGCCGTCAGCCTGCCGGTGATGCCGTGCCCACGCTGGAGCCGGTCGGCAAGGTGCTCATCCACCGCCTTGATCAACTTCTGATTCACCCAGCACAAGGGGCGGGTGCGACCATTGAAAGCAATCTCGGCCCTCACCACCGTCGCGGCCAGCGGCTCGCCAGCGGGTGAGAGGTAGTCGCTGACCAGGAGCTGCGATAACTCGGCTGGCTTCATGCCGGTGCCAAAGAAGCAAAGGAGCAAGGCCGCGTCACGGGATCCATTCTCCTTGCTCGATGCCCGAGCGACGGCCACGGCGTGGGCGAGCTGGGCATCCTCTACAACTATCGCCTTTGGCATCTATGTTTAATCTCGAAATGAATCATTAGACATAGAGACTACCGCAATAAAAGGGGGCCATCAAGGCCCCTGTCTCAATTATGTCCTGGTGTTCACGGAAAGTTGCGGGGGTGTGGGTAGAAGCAGGGTATGCCGGACTTGTCCCACGCGCCCCAGGGGCCGGTGATCACCCCGTATCGGCCAGCCTGCAGGCCGTACTCGAAGTGGAACACCTGGCCACAACGGCAGCATGGCCAGGCCAATATGCCGCACTCATCCCGGCGCCCCATCTGCGCCCCGACAAACACATGGCGGCATGGTCTGGCGCGGCGCAGGGTGGCAATGAGGCGGCGGATCATGATTACCCTTGAGTGTCAGGAACAGGCTTGTACATAAAGAAACCGAGGCGGCGGGTTTCCTCAACGTCAATTCCTACCTTCATTCGTGTGGCTTGCTCAGGTTTAACCCCGCCATGCGCATCAATGATGGCCCGGGCCTGCTCCACCGTCAGGCCGCTGACGATATGGCCATTCTGTCCATGCAAAGAGACCAGCTCATCCCGCCAGTCACCACACATCATTCTCCACTCTTCCACCGCAGGGTTAGATGCACGCAGTTCAACCACTTCCATTGCCAACTGCATTGCACTCATTTCCCCGAGCAGGGCTATGGCCTGGAGCGAATTGTATTGATGATTTTTTTCTGTCATGTCGTGATTTCCTCTATCAAGCGGCTCTGGGGCGGCGGGACTCCCGCAGCTTCTTGCGGCTGCTGGTTCTGGCCATGGCCACGCCAGCGATCAACCTGGTGGTTTGCTTTAACTCGCCGGTGGCGTGGTGCAGCCCCAGCTTGCTGACCACCGCATGTTCGGCCCGGGTAACCAGCATCAGGTTTTCCGGCTCGCAATTGGTCGGGTCATTGTCGTAGAACCAGATCACATGACTCGGCGGGATGGGGCCGTGCTCGCGCTCCCATACCACCCGATGTTTGAGATCCCAGCTGGCCGGCTCGGCGACCTTGACCTCGATATACCCATCAACAGTGACCCGCTCGCTGCCAACCGGGCGATGGTTAACCGGCACACCCCCTTTCTTGAAGCGGGTAAGGGCTGATCTCCCGCCCGGGTCGTACCCCTTGAGACCGGCATTCCAAGGGGCCGCCCCCTTGGCAAACTGGCCGGTGCGGCCGCTCTTGATGCCATGATTCTTGATAAAGGCCCGGATCTGGGCCTCGGTCATCGCGGTAGCAAACTCGGCATTGAACAGCGGGGTGAGCTCGCAGATAGGCAGCTCCTGGTACTTGCGTTCAATCCACTCCCGTTGCGGCTGGTTGAACATCCGCAGCTGGCCCTTGCTGTTGCCAGGCTGGCGGCCGCAGGTAAAGCCGTTGTTCTTGATGCAGGCACGTATCTCGATCTGCGTCTTGGCGGTGCCGAACACGAAGTTAAACATCGAGGTGGTATCTTCCAGGCTGCACTCTTTGAAGGTCTCGGCCAGAAAGTTGAGCTGCTCGGATGTGTAGACAAAACGGCTCATGGCTTTGCCTCCAGCATCGATGGCAGCCGGTTACCCAGCGGCAGGTCTCGCACAGCGATCTGCGCATCGAGGGCTAGGCGAGCGTTGTTGACGATCTGGCTCGATACGGCGGTGATGGCCTTGCTTCTGGCGATCTCATCCTTGAGCTTCTCCGAATCAAGGCTCTCATCGCCGAGGCGCTCAAGCTGGGCAAAGAGGTGATCATTCAGGTCAGTGAGTTTGTTTTTCATCACATAACCCCATCAAGCAGCGCGAGTTAACAGGTGGCTGATGCCGTTCGGCACATCGAAGCGGCCGCCGCGATCCCATACCATCCAGGCGTATTCGCAAGAGTCGGTGCCACCCTTCGCAAAGCGTGGGCGCGGAATGATGACCGGCGTCTTGTTCGGAAAGCCAATCCGGGCAAAGAACGGCACCCGCTTGATGGAGCCAAAGAAGTTGACCCGCTGCAGGTAAATCAGGGTGCCATCCGGTTTCAGCTCGGCCAGGCTCTTTTCCAGAAACTCCTCGGTCAGGCTGAACGGCGGATTGGTGATGATCACATCGAACTGGCGGCCGAAGTCATGAGCCAGGTAATCGCGGCCCATCGAGATCTCAGCCCAGTCCTTTTGTGATTCAGGTAGTGGCACCCGATCATAAATACGGCTCTCATCACCACGGCATGGTTCGAGGAAGGTATCACCGGGGCGCCAGCCCATCTTGGCCAGCATTGCATTGATCACCTCAACCGGGGTCGGGTAGTTATCACGCTCGATTTTGTCACCAGTTGTTGAACTCATCTCACACCCCCATCACGCTGCTTGTTCACTGGCATAGCCGTTGAAATCGACCGGCACCATGTCGGACTCGCGCACGATGCCATCCTGCAGGGCATTGACCTTGAACAGCCAGTTATGGGCGAACTCCTGCACCTCCTTGGACGGCTTCAATCCCGGTTTCGGAGAGGTGGCAAACACGGTCCCGCCCTCTTCGCTGTAGGTGAACAAGCCACCCCGGCCGGACTGGTGCATATAGAGCAGGGAGCGAGCTTCAAAGGTTGAGCCGTCCTGGCGCTGGAATTTTGTCTTTTGGGGCCAGATGATCAGGTGGTGCTCTCCGTTGTGATACAGGCCGCTGCCGGTGTCGTGGGCAAGCTGACGCTGGAGCAAGTCGATCTTGGCGTGAGCCTCAATGCTCTGACGCTGGGCGGTGGTCAGATCGTGGCGGGCCTTGCTGTTATCCCGCTCCAGTTGACTGATCCGGGCGTCCTTCTCGGCGTTGCCACTCTTCAGGCGCTTGTTCTGCTCCTTGAGCTTGTCGATGCCATTCACGCCACCATAGGTGGCAATCACCTGCTGCAACTGGTTGAGCTGCTCCTGCAGGCGGGTCTTTTCAACCAGCAGTGCCCCCGCCTGGTTGCCAATCTTTTCAGCCTTGCGAGCCGCCTCACAGCAACGCTCGTTCTCTTGCTCCAGGTCTGCAATGCGGGCCAGCAGGGCGGCTTGGGTAGTCGCGGCCGCAGCGACTTGAATCTCCAGCTCATCCCGCTCCTGGGACAGCTCATCCAGCTGGCCGGTGAGGTCGTTAAAACTCGGGACAAAGGCGGCCAGCAGCTCATGGGGCTGGGCAAGCATCAGGGCTTCTTCAATGGTTCCGACGGTGCGATTAGTCGTGTTCATTTGCGTACTCTCTCGTTACTTGTTAACAACCACCCCGAGGACGGGGATCACATCTTGCGGGGCGCGACCGGTCATCACCAGGAAGCGGCGCCACACCCCATAGGGGACGGGGATCTTGCCTTGCTTGAACTCCCGCACCCGCCGATCACTGGACAACCCCAGCGCATCGGCCATTTCCTTGTCGGAGCCATAACCGAACAGCTCCTTGAACTGCTGAAAGTAGGCGGCGACCAGATCCTTGTGTGGCGGCTCCCAACCCTCCCGCTCACGCAGCAGGTGAGTGCGCGGATAGGCGCCCTCATCCACTGACAGCGGAGCCTGCAGCACCTTGGCCTCGCTGTTCTTCGCCATGGCCGCCAGGGCTTCTTGTTGCGCCGCCTTGAACACAAACAGCTGTTGCTCTGCGATGCCTGGTAACTCGATTTTCATACTCTCTCCTTTGCTGGCCGATATGCCGGGGGCTTGCGCCCCCGGTGTTTATCTCGGTGACAGCTCGATGGTTCGAACGTCAGAGACTTTGATATTGACCAAGCTCAATGTGCCCGTGGCCAGCGCCTCCCATCGTTTCGACTGGTGAAGCCACATCATGCAGTAGTAGAGGTAATCCGGCAGGAGGATGTCCGTTCGGGTGACCTTGATGCCGATGTGTTCCGGGTTGTATTCCCGGGTGGGCTGGCCGCAGGTTTTTAAAGAGCCTCGACGCACTAGCCAGAAATCAGCCTCGGGATAGTGGGTCTTGATGGTCGCTACATCACTCAGTCTCATCTCGTTTCCATCGGTGGCATCAACTAGCCGCCTCTGAATTCGAGTGGCTTTCTGTGTGCCACCGTTGAGAGTCATATTAGGCGGGTTCCGCCTAACCGTCAATCATTTTAATATTAAAATAATATCACAATGATATTATGTTAATATCATTGCGCCGTTACTGCTAGTCGACAGCCAGTCGTGATAGGTCACCAGGGCAGCTCGCATCAGCGGCACCAGGTCGCTCTGGATGTAGGTCTTGGCCAGCTTGCCGGGGCTGTGGTTGAGCATGGCCTCCCCGATGTGGTGATCGGTTCTCTGCTCTGTCCAACGAGTGCGGGCCAGTTTGCGCAGGTCGTGCGCTCGCCACAGGCCGCCAGACACGGCAGACACCCAGCGGGTCGCCTCGCGGGCAGACAATTGGCCGGCAGCATGGGGGAACAGGTACACCCCCTGATAGCCAGCGGCTTGCTGCCAGCGGCGATAGGAGGCCAGCAGCGCCACCGCGACGGGGGTCAGCGGCAGGGCGTGATCACAGCCGTTTTTGGTGGTACTGCCCGGGATGTGCCACATCGCCACGTCGTCGGTCAGGTCGAAGTCGCGCCAGGCGGCGCGGCGGGTTTCCCCGATCCGGGTGCCATGCAGCAGCATCAGCAGGCAGAGCACCCTGGCAGGCATTCGGGCATCAGGGAGGGCTGTCAGCACGGCGCCAACCTGGCTGGGGCGCAAGCGCCCCGCCGTGATGCGGGAGCGGGTCGGCACTATCTCGCAAAAGCGCAAGCCCAGCAGCGGGTCGGCATCGATCAGGGTCAGGGTCAGGGCCAGCTTGATGACAGAGCGCAACAGGCTATATCCGCCTCGCACCGTCTCCAGGTTGTAACGGGCTTGCCAGCCCATCACCGTTTCATCAATGGCGCGGCGGCTCAGCGCCAGCGGCAGATCGCCCCAGATTGGGAGCAACTGGCGGCGGATCTGACTGGCGATGCCATCCCGGCGCGACTTGGACAAACGGCGATTCCCCTTTGCCCGCTCCAGATACCAGCGGAGCATCTGGCCGAACGTGACCCACTCGGTGATCTTCTCGTGCGCGTCCGGGGTGGCCGCGACCGAGGCGAGCAGGCGCGGCAGCTCCTTGAAAAACGCATCGGGCGGCGTGACCGGCCAGGTGGCCAGCTTGCGCCAGCGGGGGCGGCCATTGTGATGCCCGACATAGAGATAAGAGGCCCGATCCCGGGCCTTGTGGTAGCGCAGCAGGATCGGATAACGCGGGTCTTTCAGCTCGCGGCACAACGGGTTGGCAGACTGGCGCCGGATCTCGGCGTCGGTCAGCCTGGCGGTGATGGACTTGGGGAGGGCGGTCATTGGCGACCCTGCAACAGCTTGCGCTGGGCCTCGCCGGCGGCCTTGAGGCGACGGAACGGGGCCACCACCGCATCAACGGCGCGGCGCAACAGCGACGGCCTCGGCTTGTGGTCGTCGCCCCCCGCCTTGCTGGGGCGGGTATAGGCAGGGGAAAAGTGCAGCGCAAATGCGAGTGCCGTCGCCCCCGCGATCAGAACGCGGGCGGCCTGACGGCAGCGCACCACCTTGGCCCAGCCCTTCGCGGCGCCAGAACGTTTGTGGGCGACCTTCCTTTTATGACTCAGTTTCATAGTGCCAGCTCCCGGCGGGTGGTGGTCAAACGGCAATCTGCTTCGCCGTAATGCAGGCGGTTGCAGCTATCGGGCAGGCGGGCGCCGCACTTTTTGCACGGCGGCAACTCGGCCAACAACCCGGCCAGGCGCTCGCGGTCACGGACGATCAGCGTCTGGATGTATTCGTCAAGGTCATAGGGGGCGGCAGACCAGAGCGCCCGCCAGCGCATCCCTTCGCCGAGCGCCTTGGAGTCGGCGGCATCGAGCTTGATCACCACGCTGCAGGGCTCCCCCGGCACGAACAGCGCGGCCCGCTCGGCCGCTTTCTGCCGGCTCCTGGCCACCCTGGCCCGATTAAGGGCCTTCTCCCTTTCGATCTGCTCCGGCGGCTTCTCCTTGGGGAGACGCTGGCGACCGCGCGCGAGGGCTTCCAGGCGGCTCATTTGACATCCTTCTCAGTCAGGTTTCTGGACTTAAGAAACTCGATGTCATCGAGGCGGGATCGGGCAGACTGGCGGTGCTTGAGCGCCGGATTTGCCGCAACATCCCGCTGGTAACTGGTCATTCTTCGGTTGGTCATCACGTCACCCTCTTACAATGCGTGGAATGGATGGCTGCGCCTCCAACGCAGCCAGAACGAAATCCCGGGCGGCAGCCAGGTTGCGCTTGTAGGTGCGCAGCGGGATATTGAGCGCGATGGCCCGCACCTCCTGGGCGCGGGCGGCATCACGAACGGGAAACAGGTATTCGGCTCGCAGCACCGTGGCTCGCTTCTCCCCCAGGGGGCCAGACGCCGCCAGGCGCATCACGGCGGCCTCGATGCTCGCCTCGATGAGGTCGGATGAAGTCGTCGTTCTCGCCGCGCCGTTGTGGCTGGGGCCGGTCACGCCGAGCGTCAGCATCTCCATGATCTTGCCGGTCTGGCCCACGGACTGGGGCGGCAGATGGCCGCTATAGACCCACCGAGCCCAGGCGTCGAGCGCGTCGGAGAGGATCATTTCCGTGGAGCCTCGCCCTGGAGTGCCGCCAGCCGGCGATAGTGGTTACACCAGGCCCGCAAACACTCCCGTTCCTGCTCGGGGTGGTTGGCAATTTCGATCTGCAGGCGGTCGCGGGTGATCTCGCCGCGCTTGACCATGTAGACGAGTTTTCCGGCCTTTAACTGGCAGGTGATCTCCTTGGCGATGTCAGCCGGGTCGGCGCGGTAGTAGTCAATGACCATCAGCCCCTCCCGATGCGATCTCGCTGGGCCAGCAGGCGGGTGCGCAGCTCGGCATGCAGCTCATGGGGTGGCACCTGGCAGGGCTTCGGCCTGACGGCGGTCGGATTGGCCAGGATCAAGTCGGACTTTTTGATCTTGATGCTGGGGTGGGCGGGGCCATATACGTGGCCGATGAAACCGCCCATCAGGCGGATGGCGTCCACTTCTTCCACCGTCGTCACCGGCACCAGGATCGTCACCGCCGTGGCATGGGCATCGCGGCGCAGCGCCCCCAGCAATACCGATGGCCGGTCATACGCCCGGCGGCCCTGCACTGAGAATCGGGAGGTGGGGGCAGAGGACGCCATCACCTTGTGGATGTATGCCTCTTGGGTGGCGGTGGAGGGGGAAACGATAGCGATGATCATTGCATGCCCTCCTCGCTCGGGATCAGGCAACTGAGATCAAAGCCGGGGAGGTGCTTTTTGATCGCAACCAGCGACTTGGTGCCAGGAATGCGAGCACCCCTGCACAACTTTTGAACCTGCGAGAGCGACAGATCCATCGCCGCAGCGGCCTGTCTTTGCGTCTCGACCATCGAGCTGGCCGGCCACCGCCCTTTGATTGCGTCACTAAATGTCATCAAAAGCACCGTTTGCGCTACTAACTGTAGAAGATAATAGCACGGAGAAACGTGATGGCACTAGCTGTGCTTCAATCTATGTACTATGGCACTGTCAGTGCTACACTATGTGGAACACAGTCCCCACTTGAGACGAACATGAACCACATTCAACCGACCGCCGATGACGATAAGCTGCTCGCACAGCTGATAGGTCATCGCATCTCAAAATCGAGAATGGACGCCGGTTATTCCTACTCCAACAAAGCGGCAGAAGTCTTGGGCCTCACCCGGGCGCTTTACTCCTGCTACGAACGCGGGCAGCGCCTCGATGTCGTGGCGAGGTGGATAAACCTGATGGATAAGGTGATCGCGCCCGAGTTCAACGTCAGTGCGGCCTACCTGATGGGTTTGATAGACGACCAGATCAGCACCCGGGAGTTCGAGACGCGCCTGCAGATAGGCAAGCAGATCTTGAGCCGCGCCGGCGGCAGCGCCCGAAATGTGCTGCTGGGGGAAACGTTCGCGCACCCCATCAGCTCGGATATGGGGCCTCACAAGAAAGGTGACATCCTATTCTTTGAGCGCAGCGAAGGGATGCCCAGTGATGGCGGCCTGTTTGCCATTGACGCCGGGGGCGGGAAAACCCTGATCCGCTGGATCACCCCCCTCACCAGTGGCAAATGGAAGATCACGGACGGCCACCAAAGTGAGGAACTGACCGATGAGCAGGTGGCAGCCCTGAATATCAGCGGCACATACCGTTGCAAAATCACTGACCTTTAATCGAGAAAACAGACTGGGCCTGGCCCGGTTTTTTCACACCTGCACAAACTACAAACAGTAACACACAGCCGGGATTTTGCGACCATGAGTAACACTAGCCATATCAACGACTTCCTGACCGCCGCCGCCCATGATGCGGCCATCGCGGAGCGCCTGCTGGAACAGATGATCACCGAAGGGGAGGGCGGGGAGGCTGCAATGCTGGTGCTGCACCAGATCAGCCGACTGCGGAGGGAGCTGGAGCGGGGCGCCGACGACGCACACGAACAGGAGATCAGCGAGTCAGTCGCCATGCTGACCGGGACGGGCAGGCCGAATAACCACCTGCTTCAACAACTGACACTGACCAAGGGAGCGGATGACCATGAGCCTGTGCGGGCCTAATTTCAAAGCCGTTCCTGGGCACGATCTCACCGCCCGCGAGCTTGGCACCCTGCTGTTGCTGGCTGAGGGCGCCACCAACGGCGAGATAGAGCAGATCACCGGGATGAAAAGCATCGAGCGAGCGAGGGCGGAGACATCCATCCGGCAAAAGCTGGGCGCCAAAACCCAGGCCAACATGATCGCCCGCGCCTTCTCCCTCGGCGTCATCGCCAGCCGCGCCCTCTGCCTGCTGCTGGCCTTACTGTCGGCAGACTACCAGGACACCATCAAGCAACGCTCCCCCATTCGCGGGGGCCGCCCCGGCGTGGTGGTGGTGCGCATCAAGACAGGCGGGCGCAACATCTGGGTGTAATGCTGAAAACGTCACATGGTAATGCGTGAGGCCGATCACACTGTGAGCGGCCTTTTTATTTGCTTTAATACCAATTTAATATTATTTTAATCCCATTAGGATATTAAACGGGAGGCATCACCATGAAAATCGCAGTGGCACACAACAAGGGCGGGGTGGGTAAAACCACCACCATCACCCAACTGGCGGGGGCTATGTCCCCAGCCATGATCATCGACCTGGATGCACACCAGGGCATCAGCATCATCAACCAGCAGCGCGAGCAGGCGCACCAATGGAACGTCGTGGTGCCCCGCGATGACAAGCACCTGCGGCAGTTGTTGGAGGACGACCAGGAGGGCCTGGTGCTGATCGACTGCGGGGGCTTCGACTCCACCCGCACCCGGGCCGCCATCGCCTGCGCCGATCTGCTGATCTGCCCCAGCAACGACGACCTATCAGAACAGATTGGGCTGGCCAAGATGCACGATGTCGTGAGGGAGATCAGCCAGGCCGCCCGCCGGCATATCACCGCCCACGTACTGATGACCAGGACAAACCCGGCGCGGCGCAACTATCAGGCGATTGCGGAGCAGTTGGCGCAGCAGCCGCACATGGCCATGATGCGCTCACGCCTGTCTCGCCGTGCCGACTACCCGACTGCCATGCTGGAGGGGAGAGGGGTCACAGAGCGTACCAGCACCCGCCACGGCGAAGCCGGGAAAGAGGTGGCCGAGCTGATCGCCGAGATCGATGAACTCTTGATTTAATATTATTTTGGTATTATTTTTATATTGTATTCATATTTAAAGTGAGGTGTTTAGATGGCGGGCAAGGGGAAAGGGGTGGACTGGAGCAAGTTGACCAATGGGGCCACCATGACGGAGGCAACCAAGCCCGAGGTGATGAAGAAGCCGGAAACCAAGGCCAAAGAGATCCGCAACATGCCGGTCGATTTTTACCACCGTCATGCGGAGTTGAAGGGGGCGGGTAAAACCACCCTGCTGTTTACCGCGTACATTATCGAAGCGGTGCGCGAGAAGTTGGAACGCGACGAAACCCGTTAACCAGAGACAGCACGGGCCGGGGTGTAAGAGGCCCCAGCCCGCGCAGTTGCCATGCTATTGGAGGTAGCCATGCAACAAACAGATCATACCGAAGAAAAGGGCACGAGTGTAGCCGATTTGATTGCCATGAGCCTGAAAGAACGAGAGGCATTTTTCTCGCGGCTCAACCAGTTCAAGGCCACACCTTGACTGCATGAAGGGTCACCGCCAGGTGGCCCTTCTGTCCATCTGAGAGCGCCTTGATGCGCCTGATCAGTGCCAGCACGACCTCATCAGCCACATCAGGCCCCGCGTACTCTGCCAGCTCATCTATCAGTTCCCAGACTTGGCCAGTCGAAATCCCGCCATTACATATTGTCATTATTTTATCCCGTTATTTTTCACGACATCGGGATAAATCCTACTCTGACTCGTTCGCTACCGCCCGCCAGAAATATTCGATCTCGTCTATCTTATGATCAAAAATGACTGTCATTTCTGACAGTGGCCGCGAACGTGCGGCGAACGTGACAGAAATGGACACATAAACCGAGAAAAAGAGCGCGGGGATGCTCAAAAGGAACCTACTGGATGAGCCGCGCCTATATCGATGATGATGACCGGGCATATGTGCTCGCGGTCAAACAGAACCTCGCCGGCGTACTCACCCGCCGAGGGCTCTCCCTGGACGATGTATCCGATGCCACAGGCATCCCGGAACCATCCCTGCGGCGCTGGCTATCCCCACGCACACAGACGTTCATGCCGCTTCATGCGGCCAGGCGGATCTGCCAGGCGATCGGCATCGAGATCGCCGACATGCTGATGCCGGTTGGACGGCGCGGGGATGACCCTATCCTACAGGCGTTTCTGGCACTGCCGCCGGGGCTGGCCGAGCTGGCCGTCCGGTACGCCTACGACGCAGCCGAGGCTTGCGGAACGCCGGTCAGAGCACCGCCAAAAATGCCGTAAAGTCACCGCGTCTAATCGACAATATGTTAAATCGAGCCCTGCGGCGGGCCTTGGCCAGGCGCCCGGGGCGAACGGCCCATAACCCACAACAAACTGGCGGCCCTGCCCCGGGATCTCCCCGGCAAAAGATGTTGCGACTTTGTTGTTTTTCGATGGCCGATTTCATAATTCGGCTTTGCCCCTCTTGAACGCGCCTGATCCCTGTTTTAAGCAATCTCCCCCCGTGGCCATGCCATGCCATGGCTTTTCTTTTTGATGGACATGGCGGCCGAGCTGTGAAGGGCTGGCTGCGGTATCACAGCAACCGCCACCCCCTCCCTGCTGAGCCGTCTTTGAGGCCACGAAGGCGTGACGCCCCCATGAGGGTGATCGGCCCCTTTATGGGGCATGGCTGGTTCAAGCTTGGGTTTGTGGGATGGGGTGTGGGGGCTTGCCCCCACGAAGGGGTTAAGGTGCTGACCGGCGGGCGGCTTGCCGCCCTGCAAGGGCAGGCATTCTTGCCCTTGCTCTGGCGGCGGCCAGCTTGCTGGCCTGCATAGCCAGGCATTCTCCCTGGGGAGCTAGCGAGCCAGGATGATCTGATTATATATATTTACCCCCTGAAATAATGAGGGACACTTAATAGAGACTGTCCACAGAGAGTGAGGACACTTATTTGTAAAGGGGGGAGGTAAAAGAGGGGGCTGACGGCGGGGTAATGTGGATAACTCCATGTCTACGCCCAGTAATGGGTGGCTATTGGGTCTTTTGTCGTAAGGGAGACGAGGGCAGGGCCTGGGTTGGCCAGTGACAGGAAACGCCTTTACCCAGCATGGGCTGGGTTATATGTGGCTGTCTGGGTGGTCAGGAGAGGGGGCGGCGGCTCGCGGCGCGGGCCTTGAACGCGCCCCAGCTAGTGGGGGGCGCAACCTCTGCGCAAGGGGCCAACGGCCCGCCAGTGCGCTCTGCTGAGCGGGCGCTGCTGGCACCATGGTAGAAGCTGCGCTGGGTCACGCCTTCCGCCCGCGCCTTGGCCCGCTGACGCTTGGAGGCGCGATCACGCTCGCGGCGCAGCCAGAAATCCAGCTTGAGTGCCTCGAACAGGCGAATAGACAACGCCTTGACGCCCACCACGCCGCGCACCTGGCCGGCCTTGTTGGTCATTCTTGGCTGAGCGATAGAAAGGAAGCCGGCGGCCCGGAGATCGGAGATGGCCCGTTTGAATCTTGGCCAGCTCAGCGTGGTTTCTTTATGCAGCCGCGCCAACGTCAAGCCAACCCGGCCGCTCTTGGTCGGGATGCCCACGGTCAGCGTCACCAGGTCGCAATATTTAAGCAGCGCCTTGATAGCCTGAATGATCGCCTCGCGGCGTTCGCTGCGCTTCTTGCGGTGTGGGTTCAGGGTGTCAAGCTGGGCGATTTCCTTGAGGCGCGGGAAATATTCCTCGATCACCTCGATGGCCCGACTCAGGATCCGGGGGATGTTGGCCTTGTGAGTCTGCACAAGGAAGTTCGGTTGGGTCGGGTTGTGGCCGCAACGGTTGCCAGAACCCACATTCAGCCCATCATGGGCCACTGAAAAAGCCATTAGTCCGCCTAAAAAAGTGGCGGCAAGGTTGCCAACAGGCCACACCTTGGGTACACTGACTTTGCGATTAGTCGTGTTCACCCTTTTTGTGGTGTAACCGAATCAGAAACCCAGCCCTGCAAGGCTGGGTTTCGTCATTTTGGAAACTCGCCAGTTTGTGATTCTACTCGGGGCAACACATCCCGCCCCAATCCATGCCACAGAATGTAGCACAGCTAGTGCATCAGGCGCAATGCCGGCGCCACGTCTGTCTCATCTAGCCGGATTATTGATCATCTCTGCCGCGATACTGGCGGCCTTTTCTATGCCCTCGCTCACCACCTGATCACACACATCGGGACCGATGTAATCGAGCAAGGCGGCCAGCACCTTATGCAATTCTCCCATCCTACTTGATCCGCGCTGATCGATCACCTGATCAACGTGATCACCCATCAAATTATCCCCACTCATCCGCAACCCTCCCGGCTGGCACTGTATTTTTATACAGGCAATTTTGGCACCGACCGCCCTGACGGGCAAGCCGAAAAAAGAAAAGCCCCGGCACATGGCCAGGGCAGGTTCGACACTACTTGGGCAGCACATCGGCGCAGGGGCGCGGCACCAGGACGGTTTTACCCTGGTGCCGCTCCTGCACCTGACAGACAGGCCCGGGGGCCGTGGCTGTATTCCACGCCCAGCCAAGCAGCACGGCGGCGACGATAGCCGTAATCGGCTCAAGACGAACGATCATGGTGTCCCCTATGCCCAGACGTATTGCGGGGTTTCGACTGCCACCGTCACCGGCGCCAGGGCGGCGGCCAGGGCGGCGTCGGTGGTGCGCACGTTGGCGTGATAGCCGGGCACGGGCTCACGCACCTCCAGCTCGATACCATCGACGGTCTGCACCTCGCCAGTGGGGCGGGTGACCATGCCGGGCGGCAGCAGTTGCAGTGAGGCGGTAGGGTGATAGAGGGTGCCAGTCTCGCTGTCTTTGATAAAGCCAGCTGCCAACAGGGCCTTGAACATGGCGGCCTTGTCGGCCGCCTTTAAGTTGAGGTCGATAAAGTCGCTCATGGGATCGCCTTAAATTGCTCATCCGTCAGGGAGTGCTGCCAGATGCGGAAATCGCGAACGTGGCCAGCGACGTTGGTGATATTGATTGTTGAAACCTTCCCGCCAATGATCGGGACTTCCGACCTTGACGCCTGATTTGATCCAACTCGCAGAGTGCAAACGTTACCGGCAGACACTCGAACGGCAACTACGTTCACAGTTTTTGCTGGGGCATTAACTGACAACTGGCCAGAGCCGTCCCTGTAATAACGGATGGTATTAGTAGCTCTACGCAACAGGCCGTACGAAATATTGGGGCAAAGTACCATGTCCCTCATTGCGCCCGACGCGGCCTCCTCGCACGACATCCTCACGGCGAGCGTGAACGGTACACCAGACAGAATGTCCGGGTGGTTTCCTGGCCCAACAAACTGAAGAAGGTCAGCAGCCCGAATTGCGGCGGCGCCGCTGGTTGGGATGTAGGAGCTGGCCCACGGTAGTTCCTCAATCTGAAATCCGCCAACATAGAAGGGAGTATTTGCCCCACCATAACCCCCATATGCAATCAGAGGCCCGCCGGATTGAGTGGCTACAAATGTTTTCACGTGGCGAGTAGGCGTTGTCGTGAGTGACGTGATCAACGCGGCAGACGACGGCTCATTTTCCAGGCCAATCCGAACTGATGCCGCCGCATCGGCATAACCCCAGAAGCTAAGCGTGTATGTTCTTCCTGGAATCAGAGACACACCTGCCAAGTAGAGGCCTGACGAAACAGCTGTAGGCGTGATCTTTGAATAAACACCCGCCAACCGTTCCAGTGTCGGAGATGCGTTTTTCACCCACTTCGTTGTATCCTCGGACCAAATGACGAGGTTTGTACTCTGCACATCCAGATGCAGACCTTCCTTTTCAAAACACGGCTCATTGATGGCTGCAATTTTTAATGTCCCGTCTTTAGCCGTGTACGTTCTGGTGGTGCTGCGTGAGAAGTTGACCATCCGCGCCACTACGTCATCGCCGACCTTCACTTCACGCCCATAGCCCGTGATCATCCGCAGGCTGTCAGAGAGCGGCGCCAACACATCCGGCAGGGGGAGGGCGGCGGTAGCCACGATCCCCGCTGCCCGGTCAGCCTCGGTGAGGGCGCGATCCGCTTCGGTCTTTGCCCGGTCGGCTTCGACCTTGGCGCGGGCCGTCTGCCCCTCCCCCTCGCTCGCCACCTTCTTCCAGCTGGGGATGGTGACGTTGGCGCCGGTGTCCGGGTTGAGGATGGCGACATCCCCCGAACCGGTCAGCCAGGTCATCATGCCGTCGAACCAGCTGCGGTATTTGGCCACCAGGGAGGCCAGGTCGGCGGCAAACTGGCTGATGGTCGAGGTGCGGGTG